TTGGTCAGCATTGGCACAATTACCAGCGGAACATGGAATGCCAGTGTAATTGGTGTAGCTTACGGCGGCACAGGGGCTAGTAGTTTAACCGCAAATAATGTATTGTTAGGAAATGGCACATCGGCTTTACAAGTTGTTGCGCCGGGAACATCTGGCAATGTGTTAACGTCAAACGGTACGACGTGGGTATCTTCAACACCTGCTGCGTCTGGACCTAGCAAGGCACAGGCGATAGCATATTCCATGATTCTGGGTTTTTAGGAGTTATAAATGTCAAATCCAAATTTGGCGGCACTAACAACGCTCACAGGTAACACTACCTACTACACCCCGTCGGGAACGTCTGCCGTGGTGCTGCTTGCCAATGCTTCCGGTTCCAACACGGTTTATCGTATTGACCAAATTGTAGCCGCCAACGTAAACGGCTCCACGGCGGTCAATGCCACGGTATCCATTTATACCAACGGTGCGGTAGCGCAAGGTTCGGCTCCATCAGGCGGTACAGCATACCCAGTTGTATCCACTGTGTCCGTTCCAGCAAACGCATCATTGATCGTAACGGATAAGACGACGGCGATTTATCTGACAGAAGGCACGTCCATTACGGTTACGTCTGGTACGGCAAGCGGAATAACCTACAGCATAAGTTATGAAGCAATTAGCTGACGCAAGGTAACATTATGTCCAAGCGGTATATTGGCGGCTTAATCAGTGCTTTTAATAGCTTAAAAGTAGCAAATGCGCCTACTATTGGTGCGGTCAACGGTGCCGTTAATGCAAAAGCTTGTGTAGCGTTTACCGCTCCTAGCTGCGTTGGTGGTGGGGCGATTACATCATACACTGCTGTATCCTGCCCCGGTTTTAAAACTGGTACCGGAACAACATCACCTGTACAAGTAACGTGCCTTACCAACGGAGCGGCTTATACATTCACCGTAAGTGCCAACAATGCTTATGGGCCATCTGCTTTTAGTGCTGCCAGTAGCAGTGTAACACCTGTGGCATCTGGAACACTTGCTATATTTGCTTTAGGAAACGGAACCACCCGAAACAAATATACATATTCAGGGGATGTTAATTCATCTGCCACTGCTTCTAACGCAGCGTCTACTGGAGGTGCGGCAACAGGTATTCCCGCTTCAGGAATTTTTGCATTAGGTAACGCAACTAAAACCCGTGAAAAATACATTTATTCGGGTTGTTCAGTTACTTCTGCGACAGCTTCCGGGACAAATAGTTACGGCACTACAGCTGCCGGAAATAGTGTAATTGGCATATTTTCTTTAGGAAGCAGTTCGGGTGGAACTTGTGGTGAAACAAGTACCCGTGAAAAATATACATATTCTGGATGTTCGGTTTCTTCGGCAACATCTGCCACTGCAAATTCTTATACTGGTTCTGCCGTTGGGAATTCAACAGTGGGGATATTTGCTTTAGGCTATACAACTGCCGGGGCTACTACCCGAAATAAATATACTTATTCTGGCGATTCTGTAACTTCGGGAACATCAGCTACAACTGCATCTTACTATCAATCCGCCACTGGGAATTCAACAGTAGGAATATTTGCTTTAGGTTTTACAACTGGAGAATCTACAACAAGAAACAAATACACATATTCTGGGGATACAAATGCAACAGCTACCGCAGCTACTAGTGCTGCTCATGCAGGAGCAGCAGCAGGAAATTCTACGGTTGGTATTTTTGCTTTAGGAAATAATTTAACTTCCCGTGATAAATACACATATTCTGGGTGTGTAGTTGTTTCTGGTACGGCATCTTGTGCGGCATCAAAATTTGGCTCCGCCGCCTCCAATGGAACCTGTGGAGTAAACGTATAATGCCTAATTACTCCGGCTCATGGAACTTAGTACAGCAGATGCAAGCGGTGGCGGCTTATAACTGGCCGGGCAGTATTGCGCCGGGTTCTATTGCTATATTTTCTTTGGGCTGCACAACTGGTTGCAATGGTTCCACAACCCGCAACAAATATACATTTTCTGGTTGCGTAAATTCTACCGCCGCATCAGCAACCGCTGTTTCTTACTATGGTTCGGCAGCTGGAAATTCCACAGTTGGCATTTTTGCTTTAGGATTTATTAGCACTAGTGGATCAACCACCCGAAATAAATATACTTATTCTGGATGCGTAGTATCATCGGGGGCGGTTTCTACAGCTAATTCATATTTGGGAGCTGCAACTGGAAATTCAACTGTTGGTATATTTGCATTGGGTTGGTCTCCATTATGCGATTCATCTACCACTAGAAATAAATATACTTATTCTAATTGCGTAAATGCTTCCGCAACAGCATCAAGCGCAGTTTCGGCAAACGGTTCTGCTTCAGGCAATTCAACAGTAGGTATTTTTGCGTTGGCCGGAAATTCTGGATCTACAACCCGTAATAAATATACTTATTCCGGTGACACAAACGCTTCTGCTACGGCTTCTTCTGCTACATCATATCAAGGCGCAGCAACAGGAACATGTTCAGTTGGTATATTTGCATTAGGAGGTTGTACAACAACCCGCAATAAATACACTTATTCCGGCGATACAAATGCCAGTGCGACAGCTTCAAACGCCAATTCAGCTGAAGGAGCGGCTGCTGGCAATTCAACCGTTGGAATTTTTGCTTTAGGTTTTATAAACGGAACAGGTAATTCAGCAACCCGCAATAAGTATACCTATTCTGGTGATACAAACGCAACAGCAACGTCATCAAGTGCTAATTCTCTTGCTGGATCCGCCGCATCCAACGGTACTACGGGAGTAAACGTATGATTATCTTAGGGGCTGCGCTGTGAGGACATATCAGGGGTCTTTCATCACCAAATCACCTATAACACCTGCTGGTCCTTACCAATGTGGTGCTGCATCTGGTGTATGGACTATTGACCAAATGGTGGGCTGGCAGAAGGCGGGATTGTGGCCCACGGCGGGGAATGCAGTTGGAACAGTTGGCATATTTGCTTTAGGACTTTCATCTTCTGCTTCAACTACCCGCAATAAATATACATATTCAGGTTGTGTAAATAGTTCTGCAACAGCGGCTAGTAACGCATCAACTTATGGTTCGGCAGCTGGTACGCCTACTGTTGGAATATTTGCTTTAGGATATGTTTGTAGTGCCGCATCCACCATCCGCAACAAATACACGTATGCAGGTTGTACAAATGGCTCAGCAACCGCCGCTAGTTCAGCAGAATATTTTGGGTCAGCTGCGGGAAATTCTTCTGTTGGTATTTTTGCTATAGGACATACAGCTTGTAACATCGTAACAACCCGCGATAAATATACATATTCTGGTTGCGTTGTGTCATCTGGTGCGGCAGCTAGCGTTGCTTCAAATAAAGGATCGGCTACAGGCAATTCCACTGTTGGTATTTTTTCTTTAGGAATGAATGCTTCTTCTACCTCAATAACTACCCGTGATAAATACACCTATTCTGGTTGTGTAAATTCTTCTGGAACAGCGGCAAGTGCAGCATCACAGCAATCATCAGCTACAGGCAATTCTACTGTTGGCATATTTGCTTTAGGTGTTACTTGTACAGCCTCAACCACCCGTGACAAATACACATATTCGGGGTGCGTAGTAACATCAGGAACGGCAGCTAGTAATGCGTCATACGGTGGGGCGGCAACGGGCAATTCTACTATTGGTATTTTTGCGTTGGGAAATATTAGTTTTGCTCCTTCAACGACCCGTAATAAATATACATATTCTGGCGATGTAAATGCTTCCGCAACAGCATCAAGCGCAGTTTCTGGTAATGGTTCCGCTGCTTCAAATGGTACAATAGGGGTAAACACGTAAGATGAATAGTAAACCGCATCGTAATAATTCTGATTTTCAACTCCGTCACTTCATGGCAGGGTCTTGCTATACGCCTGATGGCGCATGGGCATTGTTATATGGTCAACGCATTGACATGGAGGTCAAGGTTGAACATTCCAAAGCCCAGAAGATGAAACGTGATGCCAAAATCATGGAGAATGAGGCGATCATAGCGGATGAAAACGCCAAGCCTTGGGAAAAGATGGTTGCGGAGGCCACGATCATTGAATGTAAATCAGCGGAAGACACATGGAAAAACAACCATGAAGCCGCTATAATGGAACTAAACACCATTAACCAGATTATGGCGGAACTTGAGCCGCAGCGTAAATTCGGTCATCTGCCTATGCTGGAAGCCAATGAAGCCATGCAGCGGGAAGAATGGCTAGGTGAACTACAGGGGCGGGTGGAAAACTTTATTTTGTCCCAAGGCAATATTCCGCATGACCATTTGAATACAATGCGGTGCCACCCAGACTTTGAAACGCACATTGTGCCGCATATCAAACAGGTATTTACCCAACTGGCAGGGAAAGGTGAACGCCTTGATCTCCTTACCAAGCAAGCACCAGCATTTCTTGAGGACAAATCATCATGACCGGATACGTTAAAACCACCACCGACAATCAGTTTGTTGAATATCCATACGGCGCAGAAGAACTGATGCGGGATAATCCCGGCTTGGGCTATACGCCATACAGTGACTTTGTGGAGATATTCCCGACCACTGACGCATATAATGTGCATGGCTTCCGCATCCAGTATGTGGAGATTGATGCAGACCCGACCTATGACGGAAAAACACAAACCGTGTCACGTTCAGAACAGCCATTTGTACGGGACGGCAAGTGGGTATTTTCTTGGAATGTCCGTGATTTGACGGCGGAAGAAATTGCAAATATGGAGAAGATGCAGCAAGAAATGCAACAACGGGGATAAACGATGGCAGACGCAAAAGATGAACTAAACCCTATTCACTGCTTTCCAACGACCATTTACGTAATTAAAAAGCCCGAATTTTTGGACAACACCCGCAAGGTTGTTGATGAATATATTGAAAAACGTAAAAAAGAACAGGGCGGCACCCATGAGGTGTACCCTGTTTATATGACGGATAACCTATACGACGATCCGCGTTTGGAAGACCTTTGTGCGTATATTGGGTCAACGTCTTGGAACATTTTGGGTGAACAGGGGTACGATGTGCGTAATTTCAGCACGTCATTTACCGAAATGTGGGCGCAACAGCATTATAAATACAGCGGCATGGATCAGCATGTTCATGCACATGGGGCACAGATTGTCGGGTTTTACTTCCTTAGGACGCCGCAAAACGGTTCTGTAGCTACATTCCATGATCCCCGTGCTGGTAAGGTTCAGATAGGACTGCCAGAATTTGATCCCGCCAACATTACCCATGCAAGCAATGCTATTAATGTTGCCCCAGAAGATGGCACGTTAATCTTTACCAATGCTTGGTTGGCACACAGCTTCACCCGTAATGCCTCCAACGATCCAATGACTTTCATACACTTTAACCTGACGGCAGTGGCTAATCCACCTATGCCCGCGGCGGAGGTTATATGAACAAGTATGGCATCCGCTTTAATAAAACACGGGGCCAGCCGGGACGCGGGACGGAAGATCATGTCTGGCGGGTGTTTGAAAATGGCGGCAAAGAATACCTGTTCAAGCACTTGGATATTAATGTTCCCGTAAAGGATGAACGGGATGGTATGGATTGGAATATTGTCTGTTATGGTGTACTATCCATTGACAGGGATACTTCTACCGCGATCATCCGGGAATCTTAATTATGGTTGATTTTCAGAACCTCATAAATTTTGGATTAGGTGCTATTCTGGCCGTAGCTGGGTGGCTCATGCGGGAATTATGGGGTGCTGTTAAAGAACTACAGCGGGATTTAAGCAAACTAGAAGCCGCCTTGCCAAAAGAATACGTCCTTAAAGAAGATTTGGACAAACGCATGGATCACATTGAAAGCATGTTCCAGCGTATTTACGACAAGCTGGATGGGAAGGCTGACAAATGAGTATTACCACCAACCTTGCCCTTAACGAACCAGCGTATAATAGCACATCCCCTACGTGGGATCAGCCGCTTAACTATAACGCCACCATTCTTGACCAGATGTTTGGCAATACAACCAGCGTATCGGTCAGCACTAGCGGTAGCCCTACATACACCAATATTGCGGCCCCTAGTTCCACGGCGGCGGGTAATACGTCCCAGTGCATGAGATTCAGCCTAACTGGGTCTTTGGCGGCGAATCAGCTTGTTCTTTTGCCGCAAAACGTGGCGGGTATGTGGATTGTCACCAACAATTGCACGGGATCGTACACCGTTACAATGGGTTCCAACAATGGTAGCAATGCTGCGGCTGGTGGGATTTTAGCTATTCCAACCGCTTATAGCATCATTATTTATTCTGATGGAACCAATATTGGCCTTGCCAGCTCGTCCAGCACAAATTCCGGTATCTCCCAAGCACAGGCGATTGCGTACTCCATGATATTGGGCCTCTAAGGGGCGGTACATGAAATACACTTGGTCATTTCCCCAATTCATCGTAAACCCTACATCTGGTGGGTTATCAAATGTGGTAACCGCTATTAATTGGATTTGTACGGGTACAGATGGCTTGGTTACGTCGTCAAGTTCTGGTACAGTGCAATTAGGGTCGCCAAATCCCGCAGAATTTGTACCTTACGATCAAATTACGCAGGAAATGGCATTTAACTGGGTATCTCAATCAATTAGTGTATCTGGGGTGGAATCCGCCATAGCCGCACAAATAAAACAGATATCTGCACCGCAATTACAACCACAGAATCCACCATTTTAGGAGAAAATAATGGATAATTTGGAACTAGAACTTAAGCTAACGGTAGCCCATGTAAATGCGATTTTGAAGCATTTGGGTCAAGGGGTTTATTCGGAAGTGGCGGATCTGATCAATCATTTGCATTCTCAGTCTGTTCCACAAGTACAGGCGGCTACTACTCCAGCACCTGTTGCGGAAGAAAAGCCTGAAGAATAAGGACGTGGGTTATGACAACTGGCCTTAATTACAATAGTTACGTGCAGCAAATTGCCACGTTGGCGGTTGTCCCTACGACTGACACTAATTTCCAAATCATATTGCCGCAAGCAATATCCTACGCGGAATTGCGGATGCAACGTGATTTGGACTTTTTGTCCACCCAGATTTACGACAATACGTCCTTTACCACAACGCAGAATCAGAACATTTTATCCATACCTACGGCGGCATTTATTACGCTTCAGACCATTCAGGTTACCGTAAATGGTGTAACGTACCCTCTGTCCCCGGTGGCGAAGGAATACATTCAGAATGTGTTTAACAGCACCGCAAGCGCAGGAGTTCCAAGTGTCTTTGCTGTTTACGGCGGCGATTCGGCCACGACTGGAAACACAAGCCAAAACATTTTGTTTGGGCCGTATCCTGACTCAGCTTATCCATTGACGTTTACGGGGACGATTCATGCGTCGTCCTTGTCCGCGTCCAACCCTACGACCTTTATCTCCACCTACCTGCCGGATCTCTTTATCTGTGCCAGTATGGTATATATTGGTGGATATCAGCGCAATTTCTCTTCTACAGGCGCTGACCCTCAGATGCCTATTAATTGGGAACAGCAATATCAAACGCTTCTTAAGGGTGCTACGGTTGAGGAATATCGTAAGAAATTCCAATCCGCCGCATGGGGTCCGCAGTCACCTTCTCCTATTGCTACGCCGCCAAGGGGATAAACAATGTCCCGCAGTACGCTTAAACTCATCCCCGGCGTTGATGTAATCAAGACGCCGACCCTGAATGAGGCGGCTCTTTCTTCCACTAATCTTGTCCGGTTTATGCCTGACCGCAACAATTTGGGGTTAGTGCAAAAGCTAGGTGGCTGGGTTGCGTATTATAATTCCGCGTATTCATCCGCTATACGGGCGCTTAAAGGCTGGGCGGATCTTAATGCAGTTAACCATTTGGCGGTGGGGTGCACAACATCTCTTAACGTCCTGACGGGTAACGTTAACCAAAACATTACGCCGCAGACCCTTACGACCAACACGGCCCCTAACTTTGCTACAACATCCGGATCATCAACGGTTACGGTTGTGGATTCTGGAATTACCGCGTCCATTTTTGATTACGTGGATTACGTAACCCCCGTATCTGTAGGCGGAATTGTTCTTACGGGATCGTATTTAATCCAATCTGTAGCAAGTACAACTTACACCATTACGGCTGGCTCTAATGCGACATCAACCGCAAATACCACAACCAATACAGTTGCGGGGTCATTTGTCGTAGGAAACACCTATAAAATTGTATCTGTTGGAACGACGGATTTTACATTAATTGGCGCTTCCTCCAATACGGTGGGTGTAATATTCAACGCTACGGGGGTCGGTACTGGCACGGGTACCGCCAAATTGGTGAGTGTATATTCCTTTCAAACAACTTCAGGCTCTAACGTTGTAACAGGTTACCTTGATAACCACGGGTATTCCGTAGGTTCAACTTTTTACGTTGGCGTTTCCACATCAATAGGCGGATTAACATTATCTGGCCTTTACACCGTTCTTAGCGTTGTAAATTCTGGAACGTTTACATTTTCCGCTCCAAATACGGCTTCTTCATCGGCTGGTCCAACGGCGATTAACAGCGGTAACGTTCAATCAAAGTTTTACATTGCGGTTGGGCCGCAACCTACAAGTGCTGGATTTGGTGTTGGCGGGTTTGGAACGGGCGGCTTTGGTGTCGGTGTTGCACCAGCCTCTACCCCCGGAACGGCCATTACCGCATCAGATTGGACATTGGATAACTTTGGCGAAAACCTTATCGCTTGCCCTGCGGGTGGTCCAATTTACTATTGGTCGCCGTCGGGTGCGTTGCAAAATGCTCAGATTTTGAGCGGCCAAGTTCCCTTGGTTAACGATGGTATCTTTGTCGCTATGCCGCAGCGCCAAGTGGTTGCCTGGGGTTCATCTTTTACGTTGCAGCCTGATCCATTATTGATTCGTTGGTCTGACGTAGCGGATAGCACCGTATGGATAGGAACCGCCACCAATCAGGCGGGATCTTACCGTATCCCTACGGGTTCCAAAATTGTTACGTGTATCCAAGGTCCGCAACAAGGTCTTATTTGGACGGATCTTGACCTGTGGGCGATGCAGTATATCGGTGCTCCGTTGGTATATGGATTCAACAAGATTGGATCAAACTGCGGTGCAATCTCCCGCAAATGCGTTGGTCAAATGGGTAACACCGTTTATTGGATGTCCCAGAAACAATTCTTTATGAATGCAGGTAATGGCCCGCAACCTTTACCATGCCCTGTTTGGGACGTTATTTTCCAAAACCTTAACACGGGGAGTGATGCTAATGGCATTCCATATACCCAGCATATCCGTTGCGCCCCTAACTCACAGTTTAATGAAATTATGTGGTTTTATCCGTCGGCGGCTGGTAACGGAGAAAATGATTCGTACGTTAAATATAACACTGTACTTAATCAGTGGGACTTTGGCTCTTTGGGTCGTAGCGCTTGGATTGACCAGTCTGTGCTTGGGCCTCCCATTGGTGCTGGGACTGATAATTACTTATATCAGCACGAAATAGGCAACGACGCGGCGTCTGGCACAACCACCACCGCAATGCAGTCCGCCATGCAAACGGGTTTCTTCAGTATAGCTGAAGGCGACAACATCATGTACGTGGACCAAATTTGGCCCGACATGAAGTGGGGTACGTACTCCGGCAATCAAAATGCCACCGTAAACATGACGTTATACTGGACGAACTATGCGGGTGACCCAACGGTTACGACAGGGTCTTACTCAGGATACCCTAGCAACTTGGTATCCTCCGCTACGTTCCCCATGACGCAAGCAACGGAATATATCAGTTGCCGTATACGGGCACGTCTCATTGCCATAAGCATATCCTCCAATGACGTAGGCACATTCTGGCGACTAGGCGGTATCCGCTATAGGGCCAGCGCAGATGGAAAATACTAACATGAATCAAGTAGGAGGTTACTATCGCATCACTTGACGATATCCTATCCGCACAAAAGAACGGGGTTGTAGCCCTTAACTCCATTGCTAACTACGATGGGTTGAGAAACGGTTATTTTGGGACGAACAACACCAAAGAAATAGCCGCCGCAACGACCAAGGTAATAAAGCCATCATCTGGCTGGCTGGCTACTATTTCCGTAATAGCGGCGGGTTCAACCACCGGATACATTTACGACACCGCCAATGCATCCCTACTGACGGGCAACCGTATTTATGCCATACCCGCCACATTGGGGATTGGGATTTACCAGATACAAGTGCCATTTACGACGGGTCTGACTATCGTTACAGGAACGGGGTCAATTGTATCTTTGACATATACGTAATTGGGCTATCAAAAAACGCAATTTAGGTGTAATTATACAGAATTATCGGATAGGTGGAGTTTCATATGTCAGACGCATTCCAATACGGTGACGAACGCGATGCGTTTCCAGATACCACCGGGCCAAATTTGCAGGGATTGTTTCCCACAAATGCGATTGATTTCAGCCGCCGTTTAGGCACCGATATTACAAATACGGCCAAATCTTTGTACAATGCCGCCCCCTCTTTTAACTATTCGCCAAGTTCGGCGGATGATGTGGGTGCGACCGTATACCCGGCCGAAACGTCCAAAACTCAAGCGATCACCCCCCGAGATCGGTCGGAATATGCGTATAAACCACATGAAAAGTCCACTTTTGAAAAATTAACGGATATTTTTCATTGGTCACACCCTAATAATCCCGCAGGACAAGGTGCCCCTTCATCAAGCAATACAATGGTGGGGGCTTTGACGGGGCAACCTGCTCCAACAACACCAGCCGCGCCAGCAACTCCCGCCGCCGCACCTGCCCCAAACCCTTTTATTAAAGCTTTGACGGGCAATACACCCCAAAACACCACGATTGCAATGGGTGGGGCAAATACGGATACTCAATATCCTAATAGCAAAGTTCCAATGCCAACCGCTCGTCCAAAAAATATGGGCGTAGTACCTCAACAGAAGCCAGCGGCTGATGCCAATGCGCCATATTTAAATAACGACCCAAATGATACTCGTCCGGGTTCATTGGGTGAAGCAATGAAGTTGTTCCCTAACCGCCCATTGCAGCAAGCTATTTATTATACGGAACCAAACACTGAGCATGGCGGCGGTCAGATGCGCCGTCTTGGTGTTGGTGCGGATACGTCAAAGCTTGATCCCGCTAATATTGCCCGTATCTGGGAGCCAGCGGACATGAATGGCGGTGAAAAGTTTATTCGCGGTGCTTTTGAAACGCCGGGTAAAAACGCCATTACGTTTAATCCAAATCAACAACCTACCCGCAAAACGTCTGGCCCCGAAGTGGGGGCGGGATATGCGTCAGGCGGCCATGTTGAAATGGCGGATAAACTTGCGCGCGAAAAGGCAACCCCTTGCCATACGGGAATTATCCATATGGCGGTAGGCGGTCGCACAGACCACCTCCCAATGAACGTTCTTGAAGGTTCATATGTGTTACCAGCGGACATTGTTTCTGGTCTTGGTGAGGGTAATACCTTAGCGGGTGCTAAGATTTTGGACAGCATGTTTTCTCAAGGGCCCGGTGGCTCAAAAATCCCTGATTTCCGGGCTAATCCACGTTATCCAAGCTTGATGTTTCCGGTTCCCGGAAATGAAACATTATCGCAAGCTTCAAGGGCGACGGGTGGTGTGGTTACATCGGGCAAACACCGCCCTGTTCCTATTGTGGCGGCGGGTGGTGAATATGTTGTTCATCCCGATGATGTCGCGCGGTACGGCGGCGGAAATTTAAACACAGGCCACAACAAATTGGACAATTTTGTTAAATATGTTCGGTCTCATTTGATTAAGACGCTTAAAAACCTCCCCGGCCCTAAAAGAGATTGAGAATGACTGATTATAAGGTCAAGGTAGCTACTGAAGATGATGTGGATCAAATCATTGATCTGCTAAAAATGATGCACGATGAAAATGGCGTTTTTCAATACGATGAAGAACGAACACGTGATATCATTTTAAACATGATAAGTAATGGCAAAGGCATTGTTGGGGTTATTGGCGATGATCAAATTGAGGCTATGATTGGTTTAATTATTGACCAATTGTGGTACGGGAAAGATTTTCATCTCAATGAATTATTTAATTTTGTTCACCCTGATTTTCGCAGGTCTACTCGCGTCAAATCGTTGATTTCTTTTGCTAAAAAGTGTTCGGATGAAATGCAAATACCTTTAGTGATTGGCGTTGTGGCTAATCACCGGACTGAGGCAAAGGTTAAACTGTACGAAAGACATTTCCCAAAAGCGGGATCTTTCTTTTTATATAACGAAGATTATGCAAGGGTAAACAGTCATGGGTAGTTTATTAAGTCCCGGTCCATCAACCACGACATATCAACCACCTGCGGCGGTAACGGCTGCTTATACCGACCTTATAAATAGGGCTGGTGGACTTTTAAGCACGGGCGCTCCGTATTACGACCCATCAACCGCACAAGCATATGCGGGATTTGTCCCCGGACTAGTCGCTCAACAGACGCCGGAACAGATTAACGCGATTAATAATATTACAAATTTACAGGGTTACACTGACCCTAATTTTGCCGCCGCGACAGCGTTGACGACAAGTGCCGCCGCGCCTGTGCAGATGCAGCAATTTTCGCCTGATGCAATTAACCAATACATGTCACCGTACATGAATGATGTTGTTAATTCTGCGGTGCAAAACATCAATCAAACTAATGCCCAACAACAACAACAGGTGTTGGGCAATTCAATTCAACGGGGTGCATTTGGTGGTGACCGTGCGGGCATTGCTCAAGCTGAATTAGCGCGGCAACAGGGTTTAGCTGGCAATGCTACGATTGCTAACCTTCTTAGCCAAGGTTACGGCCAAGCTTTGGGTGAATTTAACCAACAGCAAGGTGTTGATATTACAAACCAATTGCAGAATCGTAATTTGCTGTCATCCAACGCGATGAACTTAGCAAATCTTGGGACGGCTGGTCAAACTGCAGCATTGCAACAAGCGCAAGCTCAATATGGGGCGGGTGCAACGGAACAACAACAGCAGCAAGCAAATCTTTCAACCGCTTATCAACAGTATCTCAATCAATACCAATTCCCGTACAATCAATTGGGTTTTTATGGCGGGCTTGTATCAGGTGCGTCGTCGGGATTGGGTGGAACAACCACAGGTACTGCCGCAACGCCTGCATTAGGGTCCACAATTCTTGGTCTTGGCACCACGATAGGATCAATGGGGACAAATAGTATTTTTGGCCAAGCATTAGGATTTAAATCAGGTGGTGCGGTAAATCATTATGATGGTGGTGGCGTTGTCCCATCAGCCGCCAATTCTGTTGCCCCAACCAATAATCCCGCTAATCAACCTATTGAGGCGGCATACAATACATATATGGCTCTTGCTAATTCCGGCAATGCGTCACTGCATGATTTGCGGAATGCGTACAATGCTTATGTTGGTACATTGCAACCCACGCCGGGTGCTGCATTGCCAACAAAAGCAGTCACAGGCCCCGCGCCAACTACTGGCGTTGTAGCTGCTACGACAAATACAACTCCGACAAATACTACGGCATCAACGACAACACCTGATCCATCTTTAGCTAGGGTGGCAAGTGGTGGTGTAAATAATAAATTGGGCGGCAACACCACTAGCATGGCTAACGGCCCTTACAATAATGGCGGTGGGCCGGGCTATGCATTTAACAGTGGCGGGGTGTTTGGAAATTTAATTAGCTCAATAGCCGCTGGCTTGGAAGGCACGACAAACGTCAACACAACCCCCGCTGAACCCGGTTACACTGGCGTTGTGTCAAGCATGGATACGCCCGTTGACAAAACGGATGTGGGCGGTTTTCTGGACAAATCATTAACCAAAGATGACAATCCATCAAATCGCGGTGGTAGAATTGAGAAAGCCAAAGGCGGTGTTATCCCCTATGCGTACGGTCTTGTGACAAAAGATGATTTATCGCAATTAAATCAAGAATCTTTTGGTTCAGGAACGTCGGATGCAACCCCATCTGAGGAAGCTTTCGCTAGTGCTGATATTTTAAGCGGAATGCGGCGTGGTGGGGTTGTCGGACATTTTGCGCCGGGTGGTGCGGCGACAGATGATTCATCAGATGATTCATCAGATGACACGCCAATAGCGGATACATCGGTAATACAGGGGTCCGCCAAAAACGCTGGTATCCCAGTGGATCAATTTGTTAAATTATCGCAAGGTGAAAGCGGTCGCCGTTTTAAATTAGGTGATGATAATTCATCCGCAGGTCCGTTCCAACTTCACGTAGGTGGTGCTTCGGACAAATATCCTAATCCCGGGAAAGGCGATGATTTTTTTAATGAAATGCATCCTGATTTGGCGGAAAAATTAACGCCTCAACAAAAGGCCGCATACATAAACGATCCATCCCACTTACAAGAAACGTCGGATTGGACCGCAAATGAAATTGCAAAGAATGGGGCAAATGCTTGGACTGTAGCACGTCAACAAGGTCTTCTTGGTGCTAATCAAGCTGATATGCCTTATGTTAATGCAAAGAATGCCTCCGCTCCAGCGGCGGATCAAACGCCTCAAAACAAGAGTATTTTATCTGGTATTTTCCCCAGCTTAAATGACCCAGAACGTCTCGCGATGTTTAAGTTTGGTACAACCCTTATGGGAACACCGGGTTCGTTTGGTATGGGATTAGCCAAGGCTGCTGATGCGTATGCGAATCAATTGGTTGAGTCGCAGAAACTTGCATCGGAAAGCAATTTACGCGCGGCTCAGGCAGAAGCGCAAAAGGGCGAAGCGATTACCAAACGTGCAACACTTGGTCGCGCTGGCGCTTTAGTAAGCACTATGAACCCAGACGGCTCTATTTCATTGCAGCAAATTCCAATAGGCGGTATGGGAGGCGGACAGCCAACTCCGGCTATACCATCGGCGGGCGGCGGTGAATTTAACGTTCCACCCGCAAGTCAATCTGGCCCAGCAGCAACCCCATCTGGCGGTGGTGCTGGTCCATCTGGCGGAGGCACCCCACAAACTCCAAACGCCCCTTCTGCGCCAACAAAACCACAACCGTTGCAAACTTTTGCATATGGATCAGTTCGCGATGACGGGATGAACGCTGATAAAAAATACGCGGCCATTCAGCAAGAAATTGACGCGATCAATAATGACGTATCTGCTCAATATGGCCCGCGCCAACAGCAATTAGCTACACAATCTGATGAAGCGCAGAAAACCGCAAATAAAGAAGGTACCGCCGCTTACAATGGTAGGCAGGATCTTCAGACCTTAACAAAAGTGGTGGCGTCTCAAGATTCAACTGGCTTGCTTGCTTCTGGTATTCAGAAAGCATTCCGTGACCGTATGGCTAACTATGCCCAAACGGTTGGTGCAATGACGGGCAATGATTTAGGTTTGTCTGATAAATTAAGCGCTCAAGAACAGGCAAATAAGATTGCTACTTGGGCGTCAGTCCAGCAAGGCCGCCATGCCGGGTTTATTACGCAAGGTTTGGAAAATGCATTCCCAACAGGTGCGTTGCAACCAGAAACCCAGCGTTCATTACTTGCAAGCATGATTACGCAAAGCAAGCGCGCGCAAGACATGCAAAAGTTTACGACTGATTATAATCAGAAGACTAATAATTTGGGCTGGAATGCTGAGAATGTGTTCCAAAAAACAAACCCGCCAAGCGAATATGCGCGGGATGCTTCAGCTATCGCTGCACTTATGGATTTGTCGGATAAAACTCCTGCCGGACAAGGTAATTTGCATCCAAACCCAATTACGGATTTGATGAACCGTAAGTATGGCGCAAAATCGGCTGAGTATTTTGACCAATATGTCCACAATCTGTATGTCAAAACGGGCGACCCACGCTTTGCGGTTCACAATCTTTCCCGTTATTTTGAATAGTAGGAGTGGTAAATGGACGACCAAAACCCGTTTATCTCTCAATACGGATCAATGGATTCGCAGGTAGCCCCTGCGCCTTCAAAATCTCAATCTTCTTCTGAGGAGGGGAACCCGTTTGAAGATGCGTACGGTGCTATTAATGAGAAACAACAAAAACAAACGGCGTATGAAGAAAAAATACAGGGTTATACCCCCGCTGCTGAAGAACAGGTAAAAAGACAAGGGGCTGCGGGAGTTAATATGCCCGCATCTTCAATTCCATTTGTAGGCCCATTGGTTGCTAATGCGGCGGATCATTTGGCGGCTGCGGTTGGGATTGGATCTGGTGGTGATTATGGCCCCGCAAAAGATTACGCGGAGCGGTTGCAAAATATTCAAGCACGTTCAGAAGCGTTAAAACGCGCACAACAAGAACAACAGCCCATTGCTTCCGCCGCTCAGGAATTTGGCCCTTCTTTAGCATTGCCCGCTGGGGAAGTTACAAAGGGTTTGGAAACGGTTATCGCCCCCACGACCACCTTAGGTCGCGCAGCAACAGACATAGCTGGCCTTGGATTGGAAGGTGCTGGTTATGGAGCAGCTTCTGCGGCGGGTGAAAAGTATTTTGGAACGGAGCCAAATGCTGCCGACACAAGTATCACTCAGGGTGCGGTGCTTGGTGGCGCACTTGGTGCTGGTTTAGGCGTCGGAGCACGGGCGGCAGGTGCAGCGGGAAACCTTGCGCTTGAACATGCGCCGGAATGGATGACTAGCTTCTTCCAAAAAGATCCTCAGTTTGCAAAAAGTCTTGCGGACGTATGGGAGCAGGATCGTCAAAACGGCCATACCCGGAATGCTGGAACGCCTCAGGAAATGAAGGGATTGGATCTTGACCAATTCCAAGCTCAAAGAACCGCTAATTTGCAAGACCCCGCAGCAACCCAAATGCCGCAATGGGGAGACATTGGCGGTGATGTTTGGCAAAATCATATTAATGATATTATTTCAAATGGCAGCCAAGATCAGATTGATGCCATTCAGAAAATGTATCAAAGCCGCGCTGGTTCGTCCGGGAATAGGTTTTCCGACTTTTTGGACAGAATGTATGGCGTCAATGAACACATGAATTTGGCGGATCTTGAGGCTGACGCTACAAGACGCCGCAATGAGATTAATAACGACAATTATAAAATCTCCGACGCCCCTAACAATGGTTTGGGCAAGTGGAGTAAAGAATGGAACGGGTTTTTGCAAAACCCAGATTTTCAACAAGCCATTCGGAATACAGATACGGAATTAGGCCAAACTGTTTCTGGTTATAATTCACCATTTTCCCGCGTCATTCGTGAGCCGGGTACCGGCAACTTATTGCCTGATCTTCCAATTGGATCTTTGCGTTTGTCTGACGCCAATAAAGAAGCCTTATATCAAAACAAAATATTCAATGTTTCTGACCTTGAGGGAAAATCAGAAAAAGACCTTTTTAATATGTTTTACGAACATCCGCAGGGTGAAGATGTTGAGGGGGCCGATTATTTAGCCGCCAAAAATGTTGCCGATAAACGTGTTACTTCTGTTCAAAATGCAATGAATAAAGTTCCATTCAAATTTGCGGTGGACCCCAATAAAGTCAATGTTCGCGTATTGGATCAACTTCAACGGGAACTTAATATCCTTGGTGAAAATAAAATTACCCAATCTGGCGGTACCCAATTTGGCTCCGGAAAAGGCGTAAAAGCTATGGGCGAAAAGATCGTCAATGATCTTAAAAACCCAAAAAGTTCTGTATTTAACCAAGCATTTACAAATGCACACAATGGATATGTTTTCAAACGCGATCAAGAGAACGCTGCTAAATTGGCCACCCGATTGATTAATAGCATTGGGGACACGAAAAAAGTCCACGAATTGGTTAATGTTTCAAAAATTCTTGGCGCTGAAGAAAAAAACTTCATGCAAAAAGCGTTTATGCTTAACCTATTAAACAAAGCAAAAATTGGTGATCGGTTTAATTCGGCCATTGTGAATAAGTATTTTGACAATGCTCAAGCCCGTAAAGCATTAACAAATATCTTTGGGCCGCAAGAAGTTAAGCATATGGAAACTTTTGCGCGAATGGAATCATTGCAAAATGATACCAATAAGATTGTTAATGGCATGACGGGCCGCACCCCTTCCGCCTTCACATTTTCCCCGTTGGATCTTCTTATTGGGACGCACAGTTTGTGGGCGGAAGCTTTAAACAAAATTGCTCAATTCTCCGCCGATAGCGCACAAAGAAGATATGCTAGCCGCATATTGAAGCAAATGAAGTCCAATAATATTGATGATCTTCAGGCGGCGTATCGCGATTTATATCAAAACCAGAATATGTCCAACAAAGCGAAAATGTTTGTTAACGACAATCTTGGCAAAGCTATACGTCAACGCGCAACGGTAGCGGGTGCTACAGCTATGGGCCGCAAAGAGGGTGGCCGCGTGGGCTATGACGAGGGCGGCGATGTCCGTGCTGGGGATAGCGTTGGTGGGTATAAAGGTGATACAGGCGGTTCCAGTGGAGATTCGGGTGGGAACGAAAACGTTCGCGCCGATACTGTTTCGCAATCACAACAAGCATCCAGTGACTCACAAGCGGCGGCAAATGACAAGGCAAACCGCCAAGACGTAAGTCCATTTGCTTTTGGCAAGGATGTAAACGTTTCCGGAAACGTTGGAGCCGCCCCTTCTCAAGGCGACCCTTCATCAATCGCTACGCCGCATTTGGATTACGTCAATAGTTTAGTTGATAAGATTCAGGGACCGGAAAGTTCGTACGGACAAAATACGTACAATATGAGTTCCGGTGCATTTGGACCGTGGGGACTAACCCCCGCGACCGCTTTGAGCCAACTAACGCAGACGCATCCTGAAATGCTTAATCAGGCAACGGGCCAAGTTAATCCCGGCGACGTAAGCACGGGTGGTTTGGATACCAGTCAAGATCCTTCGGGCGTTTCTAACTCCACATTACTTAGGAACATTGTCCTTGACCGTAATTTGCAAAGGGATTTGGTCACAAACCTTACGCAGCAAAATATGGCAACATTGGCGGCGAATGGATTTGATACATCGCCTCAAAATGTTTATGCCGCCCATATGTTGGGTGTGAATGACGCGATGAAGGTGTTGCGGTCAAACGGTGGTTCTAGCCTTCAAGACACTGGTATCAATCCAAAAGCAATTACCGGAAATAAGTTGCAAGGAATGTCGGTTAACGATTTCCTTAATCATACGCAAAGCGTAATGGCTAAGGCCCCTACGGCTCCTAGTGCGCCTACGGCTGGCCGCACCTTCCAAAATAAGGGCGGTCGCGTAACCCGCGCAACGGGTGGTCGTATTCCTGAGGTTGATAAGGTTTTTAAAGCCGCTAAACGGGAATTGGATGGTCACACGAAATCCATGCTTCATATGCATGATGATGCAATTGTCCATGCTTTAAGAATTGCAAAAGGTAAGGTATAATCATGCTAACCCGTATTGAGAGGCACTAAAATGGCGAACATGTTTGATCAACTATTTAGCTACAGTGGCGCTCCAGCGTCCGGTGGTGCAGATCAAGGTAACGCGGATGGCAGCACGTATTCTGGCGTAGGCAGCCACGGGGCCGTAACGCATCCTGACACGGGCAATAGAACGGGCCAAAACTTAAGCAATGAGATGTATCAACAATTGATGCCGTTGTTGAACAATGTCAACATTGCGCGCACCAGTGCGCTTCTTCAAAATCCTCAAAATGGCCCTTATTTGGGATCGGCAATTAATGCCACAACAGGCGGCGGTACGTTGCCAACGGGTGGTGGGACAACTACAGGCGGTGGGACGACGACAACGGGCGGTGGCACAACCACAACTGGTGGTGGGACAACCACGACAGGCGGCGGAACGTCAACTGTTGACCCA